ATAATCAAGCTTCATTCCCTGAGTATTATTTAAATTCAAATGGCGATATGTTTCCCGATTCAGATAGTTCTTTTACGGGTTGGGTTTTATAGTATGGCAATAGTTTACAGACATAGAAGATTAGATACTAATAAGATTTTTTACATAGGTATTGGCAAAGAAGAAAGGCGAGCGTATAGAAAAGATGGAAGAAATACACATTGGAAAAATATAGTAAATAAAACTAATTATGATGTAGAAATAATTGCTAAAGATATAGATTGGGAAACTGCTTGTGAATTAGAAATTTTTTTAATTAGCGAATATGGTATAAAAAATTTATCAAACATAACTTTAGGCGGTGAAGGTAATCTTGGAAACTATCATTCTTTAGAAACAAAGAAAATAATGAGTGAAAAGAAATTAGGAAAACCTGCTTGGAATAAAGGAATAAAAAGAAGCCCTGAAGAAATAGAAAAACAAAGATTAAAATTAATAGAATACTATAAAAATAACGACCAATATTTTAAAAACAAAAAGTTTTCAGAAGAACATAAAAAGAAAATATCTATTAATAATTCAAAGAAAGTAATTGATAAAACAACAAATACTGAATATTATGGATTAAAAGAAGCTTGTAAAGTTTTGCAATTAGATTATGGATATCAAAAACATTTATTAAGAAAATATAGTCATAAATCAAGATTTCAATGGGTAATTTAAAAAAAGAAATGTATAAACCAAAATCGGAAAACGTTAAGAAATTACAATTATTTTTAAATAAAATAAATAAAAATAAGAAATGAGTTTAAATTTCACACATATAAAAGGAGATACATTCGAAGCCGTAAACTTTGCTGTTAAAGTTAATACAGTTGCTATGGATTTAACAGGTGCTATAATTAGAATGCAATTAAGAAGAAAAGCAAGTGATTTAACCTATGCTTTAGCTTTAACATCTGTAGCTAATGCGGGGATAACAATTACTGACGCTGTAGGCGGATTGTTTAAAATCAACGAACAAATCATAAGCATTGAACCCTGTAGTTATGTTTATGATATTGAAATTAAATTAGCTGATGGCACGGTTAAGACTTACATAAAAGGAAATTTTATTATTCAATCAGAAGTAACACGATAAGAAATGGCAGATAATATAGATATAACAATTAACGAAACGGTTGAGAATATCGATGTAGTTGTAAACCCTAACTTAATAGAAGTTAATATAACAAGAATTAATGGTGCAAGCATTGATGGTTTAGTTCCTTATACAGGGGCTACTGATGACGTTAATTTAGGTTCTTTTAATTTAACAGCTAATAACGTAAACGTTGATGCTGTTAATTTTGATTTAAACCCTATAGTCCCAACTTCTGTAGGTTCTTTGTATTGGGATAACACAAACAAAACACTTTCTTTAGTTGATGGTGTTGGTGCTACAACTTTACAAATAGGACAAGAAGAAAGAGTTTTAGTTAAAAACACTACAGGAAGTACTTTAACTGATGGACAAATAGTTTATATTACAGGAGCAACTGGTAATCTACCGTCCGTAAGTCTAGCAAGTGCATTAAATGAAAATACTTCGGCTGCTACTTTAGGAATGGTTACTGAAACAATTACGAATGGTTCTAGTGGATTTGTTACTATTACAGGATTAGTTAATGGATTAAACACTTTATCTTTTAATGAGGGTGATATTGTATGGTTAAGCAATACAGCAGGTGAATTTACAAATATTAAACCAACTTCACCTAGTCATTTAGTATTGATTGGTTATGTAACTAAGAAATCTGCTCAAGGTTCTATTTATGTTAAGATTCAAAACACACAAGAATTAAACGAATGTAGCGATGTTTTTTTCGGTACTTTATCAAACAATGATTTGTTAATTTATGAAAGTGCTACAGGTTTATGGAAGAACAAACAATTATCAACTTTATTAGGTGGTGCGAGTTCAGACTTTGTAAAAGGTGACGGTAGTTTAGATTCAACAACTTACGCAACTCAATCCGCTTTAAATACAGAGATAACAAACAGAATTAGTGGTGATGCTGCAACTTTAGCAAGTGCTAATAATTATACTAATGCAGGTTTAGCAACTAAACAAGCTGCATTAAATGGAACTGGTTTTGTTAAAATAAATGGTACAACTATTTCTTATGATAACGGAACTTATTATCCAAATAGTAATCCAAATGGTTATACTTCTAACTTAGGGACTGTTACAAGTGTTGGAACTTCTGCACCATTAACAGGTGGAACTATTACAGGAACAGGAACTATTGGAATTACACAAGCAAATACAACGACAAATGGTTATTTATCATCTACTGATTGGAACACTTTTAATAGTAAACAAGCTGCTTTAGGGTTTACTCCTGAAAATGTAGCCAATAAAGCAACTAATTTAGGTACTGTAAATAATACGCTATACCCAACAACGCAAGCTATAGGCGAAGGAACGGCATATAAAAGAACTATAGCGCAAATAAGGTCTTTATCAGGGACACTACCTAATAATAATTTTTATACTACAGATTTAGGGCAGGAGGGTAATTGGTATTATGACGCTTCTGATTCAGCAACGCCAGATAACACGGGGACTGTTTTGGTAACTGCTGACGGAAAAAGAATCAAAAGAATTACAGGGAAAGAGATATTAGCAAAGTGGTTCGGATTGATCTCTGATGGGTCTACCGATAACCAATCTGCTTTGCAGCAAGCAATTAACACAGGGTCTTCAAGTAATCTTCCCATTGTAATTCCTAGCGGTAACTATCTGCTATCAAGCTCTTTGAATGTGTCTACAGTTTCAAAAGATATTTTTTCAAGAATAGAAATACGAGGAGAAGATAATACTGTTCTGAAACAGGGATTTAATGGAATATTACTCAATTTATCAGGTAGCGATGAAGGTACAGGGAATTCTGGATATGTTACCGTAAGTGTATCAGGTATAAATTTCAACAATGCTGGATATAGTACAGCAACAGCAATATCTGTCAGCGGTGTCAAAACAGTGATATTTGATAAATTATACATATACGGTGGATATCAGAACGGTATTTCTTTAAAATCAACTTACGCTAATTCAAAAATAACCAACGTTAGGATTAATGGATGTACAAATGCGGGTATAATTTCATTAGGTCAAGTAAATAATATAAGATATGAAAATTGTGCGTTTCTAGGCTGTAATTACGGGTTTTATGCTTCACCGTTAAGTGGTTCTGGTATGATTAGTGGTGAATTAGATACAAATACTTTCAGTAAATGTGATTTTGAGGTTAATACAAAATCAATTTTTATAGATAGCCCTCAACCTTTTCAGAACTTAGCTATAGTTGATAATCATTTTGAAAGTAACACAGGAGATGAAATAACCATAAATAATTATACGTCTTTAGGGGCTTCTATTGATATTTCAGGGCTTACTATATCAGGAAACTTGTTTAGCGGAGCAAAGGGAGTGCAAATTGGAAATTCGAATTCAGGGGGTTTTTTAGATGCTGTATCTTTTAACAATAATAGATTTGCAACAAACACTCCTGATACAAATTCAATAAGAATAGGCTCTGAATGTCCTGATAAAAACAGAAATGTTTTAATTTTCAACAATAATTATTACGCAGATGGAAGCTCTACTTCTCTTGAGAAATTAACACAAGCGAAACTTTCGAGTTTAAACAACGTTGGTGGTGTTTCGTCTTTGCAACCAATGTATAAGGTAACACCTGAATCGCCTTCTTCGTCAGCAGACACTAAAGGTATTCAGGGAGATTTAAGATACTCTGATAATTTTTTGATATTCAAAACTGCTACGGGTTGGAAAAAGAGTATATTAAATTCTTTTGATGTAACTGGTACAAATGGCTACTTACCTAAATATACACCCACTGGTGTTCTTGCGGATAGTCAATTTTATGATAATGGTACGAATGTAGGAATTGGAACTAATTCATTGGGTACTGACAAATTTTTGATAAGAACTAGCGGAAGTGATATTAATGGAATCAATATATACTCCCCGAGTACAACAAATGGGGCTACATTATTTTTGTCAGATAATGTAAACGGGGTAAAAATAAAATCGTTACCAGAAACAACATCTTCTTCTTTAGGCTTTTATACAGACAACATTTTAAGGTTAAAAATAGAAAAATCAACAGGAGATGCGGTATTTGGATATAATATATCAGCAACATCATACACAGGAGGCGCAACCCTAACCGGAACACCCACCGCGCCAACAGCTACAGCAGGAACAAATACAACACAAATAGCGACGACGGCTTTTGTAAATAATGGGTTGGCGACCAAACAAAATACTCTAACAAATCCTGTAACTGGAACAGGAACTACTAACTATTTGCCTAAGTTAACAGGCACTTCTACTTTAGGAAATAGTTTGATTTATGATAATGGTACTCATATAGGAATAGGAACATCTACAGTAAACTATGGAGGATTCGGTCGAGCATTGACAGTTCAAGCAGGTTCTGGATATGCAGCATTGGAAGTTTATGGTTCTGCAACAACGCAAGGAGGGCAGTTCGATATTGGAGCAGGAGGAGTTAGATATGCATCTTTTTTAGGTGAATACGAATCCACTGATAACGGTAGATTAGTATTCAGAACTCGAAGAGCTGGAGTGATTACGGAAGCTGCTAAATTTACAGCATCAGGCAGTTTCCTTGTAGGTACTACCTCAGACAACGGTACAAGTAAGCTACAAGTTAACGGTTCTGTAAAAGTAGCTAACGATACAGCAACTGCCTCCTCTTCAAACGTAGGAGCGATAAGATATAGAAGTGATGCAAACAATTCGTATTGCGAACAAGTTATGCAAACAGGAGCTTCATCATATTCTTGGGTAATTATTAAACAAAATACTTGGTAAACAAAATTTAATTAAATTAATTATAAATAAAAAAAACAATGATACAAATTAAATCAATTCCTGTAGGTTATCCTGCAAAAGAAGCAAATTTTTTAAAAGTAACTATTTTACCATTTGCAACAAGTGCAACAAATTGCGGTACTTTTTATGAATTATTTAAAGTTGATGGAGAAACAACTGAAAAATTAGCGGAGGGTAATTATTATTTGACAGAAGAAGAATATAATCTTTGGGGAGATAATAATATTGTAGTAGAAGATGCAGTATTAAATCATTTAAGTTTAGAAAGATTGTAAATATTATAAAATTTATAAAAATTATGGAAACAAAACAAGCTATAGAGATTTTAATTCAAGTTGCAAATGCAGCTCAAAAAGCAGGTGTATTTTCTTTAAAAGATGCTGTAACAGTTGCTCAAGCGGTTGAAGTATTAACTCTAAAAGAAGAAACAAAAAATGAAATATCTTAAATATTTAGGAGTTTCAATAATATTAATTTTTGCACCTATCTATGGCTTGTTGTTAGCTGTAGGTAGTGCAATAATCTTAGATACATTGACAGGTCTATTTAAAGTAATTAAATTACAAGGTTGGAAGCAAATTCAAAGTAGAAAATTAAGTCAAGTAATATCTAAAATGGCGTTATATGAAGTTTGTATATTATTATTATTTATAATAGATAAGTTCTTATTAAACGAATTTATTAAACATTCTTTCGGCTTTGATTTTATGTTTACAAAAATTTGTGCTATTCTATTAATATTTACAGAATTAGTTTCAATAAAAGAAAATATAGAAGAAACTTATAATATTAGTATTTGGACTATATTAAAAAACTTGTTTAACAGGGCAAAAGAAATAAAAAAAGATATTGATGAAATTAGACACTAAAGGATATAATTTAATAAAAGAATTTGAGGGATATAGTAGCAGACCTTATAAATGTTCTGCTGGCATTCCTACAATAGGCTACGGTAATACATTTTATCCTAATGGTAAAAAAGTAACGTTAAAAGATGCTCAGATTACAAGAAAACAAGCAGATGATATATTTATATCAATAGTAGATAATTTTGCTTTAAAAGTGCTTAAAATGATTAATAAGCCTATTACACAAAATCAATTCAATGCTTTAGTTTCGTTTGCTTATAATGTGGGTGTAGGTAACTTTCAAAAATCTACTTTATTGAAATTAGTTAATATTAATCCAAATGATGCTATGATTGCTAAAGAATTCTTAAAATGGAATAAAGCAGCTGGTAAAGAGTTAAAAGGGTTGACAAATAGAAGAATTAAAGAAAGTGCATTATATTTCACTAAATAAACATCTATGAAAACATTAATTAAAATTTTAAATTCTGTTTACGATTATATTTCTTTTAAATTATATGGGAATGAAAAAATTACTCCTTCTGAGTTTAGCAGTTTTTAGTGTTTCCTGCTCAAGAAAAGTACATTTAGAAAAAACTGTTTCTGAAATTAAAAAAGATTCTACTGTAGTTTTAAAAACAGATTCTATTTCAACTATAAAATCTAATATTAATTTAATTGAAAATTCAGAAGAAATAGAAATTAAACCAATTATAGATAGTTTACCTATGATAATAGATGGTAAAACTTATTTTAACGCTGTTTTAAGACACAAAAAAACAAATATAGTATTATCTAATACAGAAGATAAAACAGTTGTTAAAAACACTTCTAAATCGATTCAGTTAAAAAAACAAGAAACTATATCTAAAAAAGAAAAAGATGTAAAAAGTATTAGTTATATAAATGTTTTTATATATATATTTTCTATTATATTATTTATTATATTATATAGATATATATCTAAATATGTGTTTCTTTAAATATTAAACAATTATTTTTTATTAAAGCATTTTTATAATTATTTAAATGTCTTTCATCTTTTAAAAAAACTATAACTTCTTTTATTTTACCTTTTTCATTTCTTATTTTAAATCTTACTTTCATCTAAATAATATTTTTGTTGTTAGTACCCAAAGGTAATGCTTTTTTTTTACATTTTAAATGTTTTTTAAAAAATTTTATTATATTTGTTGTTAAATTATATTTTTATGATAAAATTATTACAAGGTGATTGTTTAGAAAAAATGAAATTAATTCCAGATGGAAGTATTGATGCTATAATTACAGACCCACCTTACGGAACTACTGCTTGTAAATGGGATTCAGTTATACCTTTTGATTTAATGTGGGAACAACTTAATAGAATTATTAAACCTAATGGTGCCATAATTCTTTTTGCACAGGATAAATTTATGGCAAAACTAATGCTATCTAATAAAAACCATAGATATAATATTGTATGGGATAAGGTTATGCCGAGTGGACACTTAAACGCAAAAAAGATGCCTTTAAGAAGTGATGAGAGTATTTGTGTTTTTTATAAAAATTTACCGAATTATAACCCACAAAGAATAAAAGGCAATGCAAACCACAGTAAAAAAACAATTCTTGCGAAAGGAAATAATAATTATAATAAATATGAGCAAAAAGAGAATGTGTCAAATTTAAAATATCCAAAAAGTATAATATCTTTCCAAAAAGACCATCCAAGCAAAATGGTACATCCAACGCAAAAACCTATTGAATTAATGGAATGGCTAATTAAAACCTACACAAACGAAAACGAAACGGTTTTAGATTTTACAATGGGTTCAGGAACTACAGGTGTAGCTTGTAAGAATTTAAATAGAAATTTTATAGGTATAGAAAAAGACGATAAATACTTTGAAATAGCTAAGAATAGAATAGAAAATCACGTTGTAATAAAAGAGTTATTTTAATGAAAAATAAAACAAAACGAAGTACATTAATTAAAAAACTAGATTCTGAATTTAGCAGGTATATAAGACAAAGTAGAGCTATAAATGGATTTACTACTTGTGTTACTTGTGGTAAAGTAGAAGAATGGAAAAATCAAGATTGCGGACATTTTATAAGTAGAATACATTTTTCTGTTAGATGGGATGAAAATAATGTAGCACCTCAATGTAAGTATTGCAATAGATATTGTCAAGGCGAACAATTTTTATTTAGTAAACATTTAGGTTTAAAACTTTCTAATAAATTACTAATTAAATCAAAACAAATAGCTAAATTTACAGACGTAGAAATCAAAGAAATGATTGACTACTACAAACAAAAAAATTCTGAATTTTAATTTTCTTTTTTTCTTATATATTCTTTTAATAGTCTTTTCTGATTTGTTAATATTTTGGTTGAAATTGAGGTGTAGAAATGCACCTCTTTTTTATTTGCTTAAATGTTAAAGTTTTGTTAAAGTGTTTTAAATGTTTTTTTTATTTGAATTGTCGTTATATATTTGCTTCATCAAACAATAACAAATAAACAGAAAATATGAAAAAGAAATTAATTTTATTAGCTGCATTATCTATGATGATTAGCTGTACCGACAAAGACGACATAACGTTCAGATGTCCTAAAGAAATAGTAAATATTGATGTAACCAAAAATGGTGTTAAAACATTAATTAATCCTAGTACAAATTTACCTTATATTGTACCGTCTTATGATTATATATTAACTATTAAAGACAACAATACAGGGCAAACAACGCAAGTAGCTGAATACGATAAAAGAGAATTACCAGAATTAAATGAATGTTATTAAATAAAAGATTATGAAAACAGCAAAAGAAATATTATTAGCTACCATTTTATGGATAGTATTTGGAACTATAACTTTAATATTAATAGAAATACTTTAAAGATGAAAGATTTAATAGATTTTAACAGATTTCAAATAGAAGCCTTACAATCTGAGGTGTGTAAATTACGAAAACAAAATAACGCTTTAGCAAGTTATTGTTTTGAAGCCTTAGAAAAAGAAATAACAGAGGAATATAAAATAATTATCAAGCAACTTATATACGAATTATTAAACGACAAATAAAATGACTTACCAAGATTTAATAGATAATTTTACTTATAATCCTGAAACAGGAGAACTAATAAGAACAAGTAGAAAAACAAACAATGGTTGTTTAGATAGTAAAGGATATTTAATTATTAAATTTAAAGGTAAGCAATATAAAGCACATAGGCTTGTTTGGTTATATTGTAATAAAGAGTATCCAAATAATATTATCGACCATATAAATGGAATTAAAAACGATAATAGGATACAAAATTTAAGAGATGTTGACTTTTTAATTAATGCTCAAAATCACAATAAACAACCAAATAAAAAAACAGGATATGTTGGGATATATAAAGATGAAACAACAAAAAGATTAAAAAGTAAATATACTACTCAATTTAATAATAAAATATTTAGATTTGCAACATTAGAAGATTGTGTGGAATTTAGAAAAGAAAACAATTTAAAATTATAATTATGAAAACAGAAATAAATTTTTATGAAAAATTATCAGCAGTAAAAAGTGAAGTAGGAAGAATTTCGAAAGATAGTAGTAATCCTTTTTTTAAAAGCAAATACTTTGATATAAATTCATTATTATTACACGTTGAACCAATTATTCAAAAAAATGGATTATTACTTTTACAACCAATTCAAGATGGTTTAGTTAAAAGTATTATTTATGACACAAATGGATTTAGTATTGAATCAGGAATTGCTTTGCCGGAATTAAACGACCCGCAGAAATTAGGTTCAGCTATAACGTATTACAGAAGATATACACTTCAAAGTTTATTAGCTTTACAAGCGGAAGATGATGATGCTAATTTAGCAAGTAATAAAGCTGTATCAAATAATACAAAAGAAACAGAACAAGACAAAAAATGGTTAAATAAGAATACACCAGAATTTAGTAAAGCAATAGAATATCTAAAAAACGGTGGTAACTTAGAAACTATTGAAAATAAATATAAATTAGCTAAGGCTGTAAAGGATGAATTATTAAAAGTTAAATAGTTATGAAGATAAAAAAAGGAGATATGTTTTTATGTATTAAAAAAGTAAAAATGTTAGATACAAAAGACATAACATATAAAAAAGGTTATATTTATAGAAGCGAAATAGATTGTTGTATTACTAATGAAAAATTAGACACAAATCATTATTGGGATAAACCTAAAAAATATTTCGTAAAAATTAAAGTAAAAAAATAAATAATCAATTAAATAAATAAATTATGAGTGCAATTTTAAATTTGAATCTAAGAGTAGACAAATTACCAAAAGAAAAATTTGTAAAAGGTAAAGATGGAGCAGTATATTATAATTTAACAATTTCTATTAATGATGATACAAATCAATTTGGGCAAAATGTAACTGCTATCGATAGTCAAACAAAAGAAGAAAGAGAAGCTAAAAAAGCTAAACTTTATCTAGGTAATGGTAATGTAGTGTGGACTGATGGAAACATCATAGCAGTTAAAAGAGATACACAAGAAACGGCTAAACAAACTTCTAAAGAAGAAGAACCTCTACCATTTTAGTTTAATTTAAAGGGGTGTAAAAGCCCCTTTTTTAAATAACAAATATGAAAGAATTAGAAAAGATAGACAAAGATGCTTTTAAACTTCTTATGGAAATGTACGAAGAAGAAAGCAGAATTGATGCAACTGAAAAGATAGAACATCCAGAACCTGCTTTATCTTTAGGATTTAAAACTTATGAAACAAAAGATGGTTTAAAAGAATTTCCTGTGCCTTTAGGAACTTATGGTAATTTTAGTTTTATTCAAGCACCACCAAAGAGTAAAAAGACTTTCTTTATTAGTTTGTTGAGTGCTATATATATGAGTGATGAATTGGAAAGATTTGGAGGTGAATTAAAAGGATTTAGAAAAAATAAGCATTTAATACATTTTGACACAGAACAAGGGAATTTTCATTGTCAAATGGTTTTTAACAGACCTATACAAATGGGTGATGTAGATTTAAATAAGTATCACACATACGCTTTAAGGCAATTAGATTTTAAAGAAAGAATACAGTTAATAGAATATATCTTATATGATAAATTAGAGGGTAAAGATATAGGATTAGTTATTATTGATGGGGTTGCTGATTTATGCTCAGATGTAAATAACATAGAAGAAAGTAACGCAGTAGTACAAAAGTTAATGAAATGGAGTAAAGAATTGCATTGCCATATCGTTACAGTTATTCATAGTAACTTCGGTTCTGACAAACCTACAGGGCATTTAGGTAGTTTTTTAGAAAAGAAAACAGAAACACAAATACAATTAGAATTAAACACAGTTAACAAAGACTTAGTGACTGTAAGTTGCAAAAGAAGTAGAAACGCAAGCTTTGAAACATTTAGCTTTAAAGTTAATAATTTTGGCTTGCCTGAGGTTGAGGGAGCAATTTATGACCCACTAAAAGGAATATATTAATATTTTTTTATATATTTACAAAAAATGAAAGAGCAATTAAAATATAATATCGAGGAATTAAAAAAGACAGCAACACGAACTAGTCTATTATATAGTGATGATAGAGTTATGTTTTCTTTTCTAAAAGATTT